ACAAAGCAGAAAATAGTTTCCAGTGCCATCGATAGTTTTGAATGGTTTCCATCGTCCATACAGTGCATGGGTGATATTTATGAACTGCTTTATAAAGAATATTCTCGCGTTCATCAGGTAAAACATAGTACTGTTGCATAGTTTTACCTGAACTTGATGGTCTACGTTCCGCTTTGCCGTCACACATACGATGAGCAGTTGAAAGCATTTGTGCGCTTTCAATAATCATTTTGACGACGTGTTTGTCGCAATGCTGTTGAGCAGCAACTACAGGATCATTATCTAAAACAAAAACATTCATATTTTTTGCAAATATTATACCACAATACTCGCGAATTGTACATCACAGAATTTCAGGGAAACAAGCTTCAACCAAACTTTTTGTAATTTTTGAGTATTTTTTATTGTTAACGGTTGTGAGTGTTCCATCTTTTGCTGCACAAAGAAGAAGCGCATCTTCCTTATTAATGCTTTCCAAGATTTGAATGAACTTCTTTTCTTTTTCGAGACGACTCACTTTATTATTTACTACACAAACACCAATCGCCTTAAATGCGTTTTGAACGCTTGTTGGTTCACGACCAATTGGGCATTCCTCAAATGGAGGTTTACCATAAGGCAAATCAAGTTTGATGTTGTCATTATAGCATAGTTGTAAAACCGTTTTTACTTGTCTAAACGCATGTTCTTTAAGATACGCAATGCGGTCATCACGGTTTTCGAGTTCACACGTTTTTTCTAGAACCTCAAATATATGTTTTCTATTGCTCATAATTTTATGCTGGGAAAAAGTCTTGTACAGATTCAATAAGCATATTGCAACGCTTATTAATGAGATATGGTAGAATCTTTCCCTTATCTTTGTTTTGTTGGGAATTATATTTATCAACGATTGCATCACTGATATCTTGAGGAATACAATCAAGGTCGATCATCATTTTGTTTCGACAAAAGTTACGAAAAGTATCATTGCCCATGATAGAGCGAAGTTCATTGGGCGATTGTGATACTTCATTCCATTCTTGAATTTTCTTTGCCCGCATTGGCTTTTGTCTAATACCTTCGACAAATGTTTCATCGGGACTAAAGATGTTTGGTACACCATCGCTTGCGTCACCGCGGCAGATGTGGTCAAACTTGTAAAAGCGTGGACAATCTACTTTTAAGAAATCGCGCTTCATTGGAGAAAACTGCTTAACGTTTGAATATGAATGAAGTTGAATGAAATCCTTATCCGAAGAAACAATCATCACTGGCTCGTTTTTACCAAACTCTTGAGTTTCCTGCGTAAGGACTGCAATAACATCATCGGCTTCGGCTCGATCTACATGGACAACGGGATAAGACATTTCTTCCGAAATTTCATCCCGCACCTGATTAATAAGAGTAAAAAAGTGTCCCCAGTCAAGAGGAGATTCTTCCCTGTTTGTTTTGCGCTTTGCTTTATATTGTGGAAACTTTTCTTTGCGCCAAGAAGAATTATCACAAGCAATCACCATTTGTCCATATTCATTTCTGAATTTTAGATTATAGCGGCGAAGGCTATTCAAAATCATATGACGAATAAGCCCTTCTTGAATTTCCTCGGGGCGATCTTGCGAAAAAATAGATGCGATGGCAATGCCACTGTAGTCGATCAATATCATACTGTATTTTGTTGGTTTGTTTGAAGTATTATACCACAAAACTCACCAATTGTAAATAACTTTTATAGGCGTGAAGAACTATATTTTTTGCGCTTTTTTCTTTTTTCCTGTGATATGATTACGGTGGATGCGACAGCCAATAAAGCTGTTGTAATACTCATCAGGCTTAAACAGTACATCCCGTGTAATTTGTTCTTTTGTTTCATAATAACTCATTTCTCCTAAAGACTCGCACAATCTCAATATTTCTCTTGTGAATCTATTAGTGCCATGCTCCTCAACGAGGGTTTTAACGATATCGCTCGAGCCATGATAAGTTTGCCAATCGGATTCTTTTACCGATCTTCGCTTATTCTTTTTTCCTTTTTGTGTTGGTCGGGTTACCTTTGACCAGAATTTCTTTTTACCGATATACTTCATTCCGTTATGAGTATCGGTGATCTCATAAACAAAACCTACGTGACCCTTTATATCTTCGCTTGTGAATTCCTTACCTTTATAACTCCACATAGAGTTATTTATTCTTCATCCCAGACATCTTCAAGCTCGATATTTTCCGCACCACAAAATGGGCAATAGTTAGGAATTAGCTCATCGTCATATTCATCTTCTCGATCATCTAACCAATTAATATAATAATCGGCTGAGCAAGTCTGACATACAATTCTTTCTTTTGGCATATTAGGCTTCGCAAGATGCGCAGTTAAGAAGATTGCGTGAAAGTTCCTGTGATGGATTAGTTCCTCTGTGGTAATAAAGCGTTTTTACACCTTGTTCCCAAGCAAATATAAGCAGTTGGTTTACGTCCTTTGGAGGTGTTTTTGGGTGGATCATAAGATTAATACTTTGCGATTGGTCAATGTATTTTTGTCTAATTGACGCCTGCAAAATAACTTCTCGTTGACTAATTTCACCAAAGGTCTTAAACACATTTTTTTCATGATCTGAAAGAAACGTAAGGTGCTGTACACTGCCGCCAGTAACAAGAATTGATTTCCAAACATCGGCGGTATCATTGCCATGCTGTTTCAAAACCTCTTTTAAATACGGGTTTTTATATGTAAACTTACCCTTTGCCAAGTCCTTAACAAAATAGTTGCTGTTGAGTGGTTCAACACTCGGAGAAACTTGTCCAAGAATAAAGGAACTCGAAGTTGTAGGAGCAATCGCTTGTGTAGTTACATTGCGTAGACCTGTGCCTTTAAGTAATTCGGGTTCACCAAATCGAGTTGCAAGGTCCTTTGTTGCCTTTTGGCTTTCATCGCGAATATGCTTAAAGATTTCATTTGTTATTCCTTTTGCTTCTAAGTCTTCAAATGCGATGCTTTTGCTTTGCAAGTAAGAATGCCATCCAAGTACACCAATGCCGAGTGCACGTTGACGAATAGCAAAGTTACGAGGAGCTTCCATAAAGGGTAAAGATTCTGCCTTATCGATGAATTCTGTCATAACAGCATCGAGGAAGCGAGTAAGAACCTGCACCGCATCGGTGTCTTTCCATTCGTCATAATGAAGAAGGTTTAATGAAGAAAGGTTACATACAAACGATTCTTCATTATTGGCTGATAAGCAAATTTCAGAACAAAGGTTTGATGCATGGACACGCCTTTTGTTCTTTTTATACGCGGCAGGGGCATTTTTATTTACGGTGTCAGAAAAGAAAATGTATGGATAACCAGATTCGTAACGCTTTTGAATTACCTTTGCCCATATTTTTCTTTTTTCTTTATCACCATCAATTATTTCCTTCATAAACTTATCACTGACAGTTACACCAATTGATAAGTTTTGGATAGGATGGCCATCATCGCGAATCTTTAAAAACTCTAAAATGTCGGGATGTTCAACGGGTAGATACGCAGCAAATGATCCTCTTCGTACATTACCCTGTGCCACAACATTTGTTACGTTATCAAATAGCTCCATAAAATGTGCCGGCCCATTTGATGTTCCACCATCAGAAATTGGTGCACCTCTTTCGCGAAGAGAACCAAAATATCCAGATGTTCCTCCACCAACTTTTGTCATCATTCCCGTTTCGGCCTGCTTATAAAGAATAGATTCCATTGTATCATCTATATAAGAACCAAAGCACGAAATAGGCAGTCCACGCTTAAGTGCATAGTTCGCCCAGATGGGAGATGATAATGAATACCATCCTCGAGACATATAGTCTTCAAATTTTTTCGCAAAGCCTTTTTCCTTAAGTGCCTTTTCTGCAGCACTCGCAATTTGCCTAATTCTGTCTTCTGCTTCTACGCCTTCGGCCAAATAGCCACGTTGAAGAAAGAGACGAGAATCTCGATTTAGCCAATAATATTTGTCCATAATTTATATATCAAAAGAGATCGTCTACCTCGTATGATTTATCTTTCTTAGAATATTCGACGGGCCTTTTCCAGAAAAAATCGGTTGATGTATTACCAAGAACATCTTCGTCAAACCATTGCGTTTTTTCAAGCAATTCTGCATCAATATCATCAAACACTGGTTCAATGTTGATTTGTTCCAATGACTCATTAAGGCGATTCTTAATAAAGTTTTTCATAATAGGAGAACTTAGATTTTCTGATTGATACCCATTTACCGACCACTCAATAATTTTTGATTCAGCCTCATACGCCTCAACACATTCTTCACGAATACGATCAATAAGTTCTTGATCAAAAAGCTCGGGATGTTCTTCTCGAATAGTGTTTACAAGTCTAATACCAACTAATGCATGAATCATTTCTTCGCGAGAAGTATAAGCTACTTGCTGTGAAACATCTTTAAGTTGGTTTTTAAAACGATTAAAGTAATTGATTGTATAAAATTGACTAAAAAGAGAAACGTTTTCAACGTATAGAGTAAATAGAACAAGCGAATAGACGTATTGTTTTCTTTTATCTTTATAGCGCTTTTTCAAATATTTACGCAGATACTTAACACGATTTTGAATGATTGGTAATTGTAAGTTCTGCTCAAAAACTTCTTCCATATCAAGAATGTTGAGTAAACGTTCATAAGCATTATTATGAATAACTTCAACATTTGCCATTACATAACCGAGGTCAGTAATTGAAGGATGAGGAAGGTTTTGGCCTACGTTTGCCCAAAATGTTTTGACCGCAACTTCAATTTGTGCAACGGCTGATAAACAACGAGTGACCATTTCTTTTTCGTTGTCTGGCATGTTCACTTTAAAATCGTGAACATCTGTTTGAAAGCTAAATTCTTTATCGGTCCAAAAACCGTTATGCATTGCTTGAATATAATCTTCCGTCCAAGGGTAGTGATCTGGTTTACGCGAAACTTGTTCTATAAAAATTGACATAGCTGTGTTGATTGAGGTTTTATTATACCATAAAGAACGCCAAAGTAAATACAAATATTACTTTGCTTTATGATAAAGTGCGCGTAAAGCACCATTAAAGGAATTGCGCAAAACAATCACAGCTTCTTTATTTGAGTTATAGTAGTCTGCAATTTTTGATTCGTCCTCGTTTAGAAACTTTGACCAACGTTCGTACTGTATTCGGCCGGGCTTAAAATGCATAAATGTTTCGGCGCTAACATCAAATACTTTGTACTTTCGTTTTTTCACAGAGCCAAGCGGTTTATCAAAAGTAGCTACAGACCCTGTTGTGGTTGTTTCTAATTTCATCGAGTTATATCTTCCTGAGTAATGAATATGTTTTGTCGCGTTTTTAAGTGCTTTACTTTAAAAACCGTATGACCCAATATTGAGCCATACGGTTCAGGCGCCGTAACTTCAACCAATGTACCTTTTTTCGCTAATAGTTCTCCGGTTTTTGGTAATGCAATGTCACGGACAAGTGCATATTTTCCTTGTTCTATATTTCCTTCTTCGGTAATATACCACTCGTTTAACTCAGGTGTATAGTCCGAAAAATCTATTCCATTTGATTTTTCAAGAATACTAATAAGCTTTTTATCACTTATGTTTGTATGCTCTTTAATCAAATAAAGTGCTGAAGCATATCTTGCAATGGTGCTTTGACCAAGAGGAATCTTTCCTAATAATCTGCGGATATTAAAAACAAGCCGATGAAAAATAGTATAAGCCGATTTTTCTTCAGATGTTTCTGGTTTTTTAATTTTATCGCCTTTTTCATCTACTATTCCCTTTTTAAATGCATCGGTTTTTTTCCAAGGCATGGTAAGTAAACGCAGAAAGCGTAAAGCATAAAAAAAGTCAGGTCCTCTAAGTAATCCCATAATTTAAATGTTCTTTAATTTTTTTGCTATCGATAAATCAACGCTAACGTCTTTGTGTATGTTTGTTGGTAAGTAATTTAAGTAGATCAGGAATGATTTTAGTGCGGGCCAAAGTTCTTCATCTACTCTATAAAATAACATTCTTGTTGCAGCTTGTATTTGAAATACGTTATATATTGAAATTATGTGATTTAAAAGCAACCTTTCTTTTATCTTGCCAGAATGTCGATAACGTCTAAGTAATCTTACAACATATTTAAACTTTGCAAGGTCTTCATAGAAATCATCGGCACTCAAACAAGAAGGATTCTCATAATACTTTGCTGCAAATAACTCGAAATTGTCGTTAGTTAAATTGTCAAATAACTTCATGTAAAGTTATTTATCAATCAAGTCCTGCAGTGAGTGAGGAAATCGCGTCATTAACATTATCAAAGTATTCAATACCAGATGATTTACCACCATCAAACTTGATTTTTCCTTTTTCAATAGAAAAGTCAATGACTGCACCCATTCCGAAGTCTGCGGTATTACCTTTCACTCTTCCGCCAATCTTTTTTGCGGTGGCAAGAACTTTTTTAAGGTCGGCATTAGATGCTTCTTCAATGTTTGCTTCTTCGAGTTCTTCAGCAAGCGTAGCATCAACAGCATTACTAGGAACAAGCTTTGGATTTACTTTCATTTGTGTTAATCCTTTTTCAATGGCTTGAGCACTGTTGTTTGCCTTTACATCAACGGTTTGTCCTTTGAAAAGCTTACCTGTTTTTTTCGTAATAGTAACTGTCCAAAACTTGGCTTCTTCAAGCTCGACTGATTCTTTCATTGCTCGCTTGAGAACTTTTAGTTCATAAGGTGTAAGTTTTTTATCTTTAAACCGAGGGTTTTTAAAAAGTATTTTCTTATAAAAATTCAGGTCCTTACCTTCATAAGTGGACACTATATTATCAATGTAATTTAATCTTTCTTTAGCTTTAATGCCTTTCATTGCACCATCCGCAGCATCTAATGCTTCTTCAAGCTCGGCTGATTCTTTTGCTACGCCTTTTCCATCAGGAGTAAGCTTAACAAGTTTGTCTAGGATAAAATCACGAGAACCAATTTTACGTTGCTTAAATTCTATTTCAGTTTTTGGAGTGTCCTTTGCTTTAAATGTAATAGACTTATTTGAAATGGCAGTAACTACACCAAAGTTTGTTTTGTCTCCTACTTTAAGTTGTTTTACCTTCTTAGCAATATCATTAACAGATTCATCAAGTTCAACAGATTCTGACATTGCATACGCCATTGCAATTTCATCCATTTCCGAGAAAATTACCCCCAAGGCATCTTCCATTTTTTTGAATTCTTTATTGTAATTACCTTCAAGGTCACGGTTAACCATCTTATTTGCCTTTGAACCAACACTAAGTGGTTTTTCAATAAATTCAAGATATGTTTCTACTTTCTTTAGAATCTGAGGTAAATTCTGTTGATAAACGACCGCTTCATCGAGGCCACGCTTTTTAGCTTCCTTTTCAGCAGCCTTAACATCATCCTTATATCCATCCCATGGATTGCCTTTTACCAATTTAAACCTATTGAGCCATGCTTTGAGTTGATCATCTTTGACTCTGGACCAATCGATCGCTTCATCAAGTTCAGTAGAATTATATATTGGAGGATATGGACTCTTTCCCATGCCGGCTATATTACCTTTTTTATCTTTTTGCACTTTAGACAGCAAACGAATTTCATCTTTAGTAAATTTTTTATTTTTAAAGGCGGTGTTTTTAAAGAGCATTCTTCCATAGTCGGCTAAACTTCTATTTGGATGCTTGGCTATTACATCAGCAATGGCGTCTTGTCTTTCTTTATTTGATTTGGCTTCATTAACAGAAACGGATTCGCCGAGAATCTTTTTGGCGACATCTACATCCATTTCAGACGGATATGTTTTACCATCAAATTCAAACTCTTTATCACCGGCTACTGCAGCTTTTGCGGCGGCTTTAGTAAATTCGTTTGCTTCTTCAATATCCTTTTCGGTTAAAGGAGAAGAGCCGCGGCGCTTTTCTTTATCGATTGAATGAAGGTCAATAAAATCATCATGGCCTTTGCCACCACGGTTGGGTTTATAATCTTTAGCATTTTCACCCATAACGCTTTTTACGGCATCGGTTAATGCTAATGTTTCTTTGTCATTGATTCTCATAGTAGTATTTATAAGTTTATGCTTTTTTGTTGAGGTTTTTAATTCTTTCAGCCTCCATTTTTTTTATTTGAGGAATAAGTTTTTTAGCGGTTTTTTTGACTAGTGCTGTTTTTAATTCAAGCTTTTTGTCAATTTTCATTTTTTCTGTATACGATAAATCGTTATATGATTTACCACCAGCAAGTTTTTTACGTACAATATCACGGGCCTTTTTTTCAGCTCTTTCTTTTATTTTATCTGAAGACGCCTTTTTGCGCATAGACAATTTACGCTTCATTTTAATTTTTGAAGCCAACCTTTTCATTTGGCGGCTTCGCTTCATTCTTTGAGCGGTGTTCAATGGCTTTTCAACCAGATATTGTCTAAAGGTTTTCATGCACTAATCATAAAAAGGCTTGTTATGACTCCACCAATAAGGGCCGTTAAAACGATCCACATTACTTTGCTCCAAACGTTTTGTGCCTTTTCGACGTCGTGTACTTTAGTTTCTACGTCTCTTAAACGTGCTTCAATGTCGGACAATTTTCTATGTTGTTCAATGTTTAATTGTTCTAAGCCAGCAAGCTTTTCTTCGGCTCTTGCAATTGAAACAACTGCATCCGCTAACTTATCAATCTTTTCTTCAATACGATCTAGTCTGGTTTGTTCTGATGAATTCATTATCCCATTTAATTATTGTTATGCTCCAAATTCGTGTCCTGCAACACGTTTCATTTGTTTTACATATTCTTTAAAGTCTGGTTTTTTCTTATACAATTTAATTGAAATTTCGTCGCGCTCTTTTCCTTTTATGCGCCAAGCATATCCTTTTTCGATATGATCAGGTGATGTTGTTTTAACAACCCGTCTTTTAAAACCTTGCTCCCAAGTTTCTCCTTTGTATTTACCTTCACCTTCAGTAAGGTTTGAACGGCTTTGCCAATCAAGGGATTTTTTATCGTCTTTAATTGGACCACCCTTG